CCATAAGCAGATAACCCCATTATTTTACCAACACTTCCTTGTATATCACCCCAACCAGATAGAGAATTACCAGTCTTAAATTGATAAAGCTTAGAAGCTCCACATGAATATAATTGACCAAAACAATTATATCTGTCCTCAAATAAATTATAAAATCTAAATATTCCTTTTTCTTTGTTAAAATGACCTATTGAACTATTTTCAATATAATCAATACCTTTTCCAGTAGGATCCACTATAGCTGATCCACCACCATCAAAAGTTAGAAAACTGCCTTCATTAAAAGGAGAAGTGAATACACTTGATGCAGCATGAGAAAGATGATGACCAATATATTTAATTTCTGCTGTAGGAAAATACTTTCTAATTAAACTTTCTGCTTTACCATTATTAAGTTCTACAATACATACAAAATGATTAGTTGCTACAACATATACAATATCTACTTCAGAACTACTAATACCACCAGCATTTAAAGCTGCTTCTATTGACTTCTTCGGAAAATTTCCATCATACTTTACCCTAGTAAGTCTTTCCTCATTAATACTACAAATATGCTTCCCATCAATAAAAAGAGTACACCCTGAGTCATGAGACCAGGATGTACTACTATTTTCTTCAGAATAAGGATTTAAATCATTTAGTATTATTTTATTACTTAAATCCCTATCATTAGCATTCCAATTGAATGCTCCATAAATCCCAACAATGTTCATTCTTCAGCTAATTTCTGAAAATAAGAAAGGGCATCGTCTTCACTCTCGTCAGCACTCATCTGGGGAACTGATTCCCTAACTGGTGCTGGTGAGCGAACATTGTCTTCATCAGCAACCTCTGGATCCTGATAACGAAGTGATCCAAGTTTTAAAACTGAATCAAGACGCTTCTTTAGTTCATCGTAAGTCTTGAACTTACTGGCATCGACAATCTCAGTAAGTGAATGCTCTTGCTTCCAGACTGCTTCAAGGGCGTCATCATCCTTAAGAAGGGGTGACACAGCAGCAAACTCAGAACTATCGTAATTCCAATATCCAGCAACCTTCTTGATCTTAACCTTGAAGTTTGCTCCTGCCCAGAAATCGAAAGGATTGATTGGTGATTCATCTTCAAACTCAGGTTGCATTGCACCCATGATCTTATCAAAGATCTTCTTACCAAATTTGTATAAGAAAGTCTTACCTTCATTCTGAGGATTGGAAGGATCCTTCACAACATAAATGTTTGCATAGTAAGAAAGTTTACGCTTCTGCTTACGAGCAATTTCCTTATCAGACTCGACTCCACTATTCCAAAGTTGAGTATTATACTCAGAACATGGATCTTTCTGATTTAAGGTAGTTAATGAATTCTCAATATACCATCCACCTGCACCCTGAAATGCATGAGAATACATTTTCACCCATGGAAGATCTTCCTTATCAGGTGCTGGTAGAAAACGAATTACTGCATAACCATTACCTGCTTTATCGACTTCAGGTTTCCAGAGACGATCATCTCCTTGGTTAGTAGAATTAGACTTCTCTACCTCTTTAACAAGTTTGGCAGTAAGACTACCAAGAGAAGACTGTTTTTTAAGTGACGCGAACGACATAGATTTGGCCTGTGTAATTTGGATTTGGCTTTTGTACGAGTCTATTATAAGGCACTCATGCTCCTTTGTCAATTCCCTTACGGACTTTATTAAGTGTTTCTCTCATGTTAGCAAACAGGAGATTGCAATCAACATCCTTAGGGAACCCCATTACTATAGCAGACTGCCGAACATTATCAGCAAGTTCCTTAGCACGAGGATCATCAGATAGTTTCATGCGAGTATAAAGGATCTGCTGTTTTTCAAGCAAATCATCTAACTGCTCTAAATGTTCAACTTGTTCTTCATGTGAAAGATTAGGAAAATCTAAAACATTTTCATAAACCTCCTCCTGCATCTCATTGATAGTTTCCATCTCGTTTTGAACGATATCGGACTCAAAAAAATCAGACATAAAATCCTCGTTGAACATTACTATTTATTTTAATATCTAAGGTAAAATTGTTGCAACTAGTATGATTCTTCGGTTGTCCAAAGGGTTTTGCATAAAGTGTTTACCATTAATCAATATCACATCATCTTCTGTTGGATCATACATCTCATATGGAGAAGTATCTTCATTCTTAATAAAAGTTTTACCACCAGCATTAGTCAAATATAGTATTATATTGCCATGAGGAAATTGATGATCTATATGTGGTAATGTGTTATAAACTTTTTTCTCAGGATGAACGCAGTTAAGAGATATCCTAAGATAACTTGACATCTTAATATTATTAAAATCTAATATCTCATTCAATACCTCAATGACTCTATGAGCTTCTTCACTAGTAGAATGCTCTAATCTAGGATAACGAAACTCATTCTCTGGTCTCTTTAAAATTGTTCTAGTATAAAAAGGTAAATTTTTCTGCTCACCTTCTATATCTACAGGATCATCATAATTAGAAGTACTTGTTGAAATATATGCCCAAAGACAATCAGACCCAGTAGCCCACTTCTTAAAATTTAAATAATTAATAGTCTCTGGATTCTTAAGTCTTTTCATAATGGCAACTTAGCACGAGTAGTTCTCTTCATAAAGTTCAAATGCTGTGCATCACACTTCAATTTCTCCTTTAAAGGTTTAGAAATTAACTTAGTAATAGAATCAATTTCGATACTATTCTCTTCACAAAAAAGAACAATAGCATCAATATAATTGATCTTCTCTTGTTTAGCAAGTTTTTCTATTTCCACTGCAAATTTTGCAGAATTCATAAACTTTTTACTTAATGCTGTAGTGAATTCATTTTCCATGTAATTGTAATTGATAATTGAGGAATGTTTTAATGTAAGTAACGAGTAATTTCATATACTTCATCTTATCTCGTTCTTCATACACAACACACTCACCATCTTCACATGCCATAATAATTACCAATTTTTTAACAGGAGTACCTGTTAGTTCATAGTACATACACGCATATGCTGCTGCTTGTACAAAGTAACCATCAATCCACGCTCGTGGTTTAGGTGCTTTAGAAGTCTTAAAGTCAATGACTGCTAATTCTCCTTCATACTCTGCGATACAGTCTACTGTACCCGCAATACCCAACTCTTTACTATAAAGAGATCCCTCTAACGCATGTATATTGTCAATTTTGTTAAGGGTAGGTTTCGCAATCTTATAGAGATAGTCTGATAATGGCTGAACCGTAGGAAGATCGTCATTGAGTAGATAATGTTCAATCAAAGTATGAGTGTCAGTACCCCGACTAGTCGCTTTACGAGTAATTTCATCAGCAACTTTGTCGCCAACTTTCTTTCGCCATTTAACGAATTTTTCTCTATTATAGTGACTAGTTACCGAAGTAATTGATACTAATTTAAGATATTCCTCAAGATCGGGAACCTTATAGTATCTCACACCATCAATAGTCTCCCTCTCCAAAGGAGTGAGACTCGCTGGTACATGATTAAACATTACATACTCAATGCTAATTTAGTAGTTAGATATTCTTTACAAAGACCTGAACGAACAATATCATCGATACCAAATTCAATTAATGAAAAAGAATCTAATTGTTCTATGATCCTCATAAAGTCAAGGATACCATTTCTCTCTCTATCTCTTGTAAGATCGGATTGAGTGGCATCACCACAGAAGATAATTCTGCTGTTTTCTCCAACTCTAGTTATTATACTATCTAACTCGTGAAAATTCAAGTTTTGTGCTTCATCAACCAAAATAATAGCATTATCAAAGGTTGTTCCACGAATAAATGAAGTGCTCCAAAATGAAATAGTATCCTGAGTCTTAAGATTGCCGTATAGCATCTCAAAATCCGAATCACTATTCATCTCAAACATATACTTTACCATATTCTTATAAGGAATCTGATAAAGATATGACTTATCTTCATGGTCTCCAGGAAGAAATCCAATCTCACGAGTAGCAACAAGAGACCTTACAACATAAATCTTTTCGTAAGGAGTTCTTTCATCCAAAACATCTTTAAGTGCATTATAGAGTGCTATAAAGGTCTTACCTGTACCAGCACAACCATATGCAAAAAGATGCTTACCTTGCTCATACGCCTTAAAAAGTTCTTTTTGATTATTTGTTAATGGTGTTATATTAACTAAAAAATCAGTATTAATAGGTTTTTTCCGCTTCATTTGTTTAGCAGTCAAACCAATTCCTATTGGTGCAGTCTTTTTTCTTCTAGGCATAAGTTAATAGTTGTTGTGCTTTTTAACATTAGAACGAGGAGATTTCTTTCCTACTCTATCTAGTACTTCATTCCAACCTCCATCTAATTTATTACGCCAATCTCCTACCTCGGCAGTTCCACCGATACCTTTAGACCAATCTTTATCCCAATCAGGATTCTCATCTTTCCAAATACAATATTCTTTCATGGTCATAGAGAGTTCTTTCTCTTCACCAGTCTTCAAATTTTTAACAGGATAGGTAGGCATAATTTTTATTTAGAATAAGGTAATTAAATTATCTGAATGAGAAGTAGCAACACTTATTTCATTACCAGAACGAACAACAGTTGGAGTTATATCAAAGGCAATTGTAATCCTCTCATCATCTCCAACATGTCTACTCGTCTTATGACATGTCCATGTTGGAAACAAAGTCATTAGTCCAGGTCTATTTTCTATTGGATATTCCGCATCATTATATAGACCATAATATATGGTCGAAGTATCTTCACACTGAACGCAAAAATGTCCACTAAGATATGAATGAGGATGACTTGAATGAGAATGTTTATGGATCTGTTGACCTTTCCTCATCACATTAGCCCAACATCTAACACTTAACGATGGTTGTTTTACATACTTTCCAATAGTACCTTGCACATACTCATCATGAAATATTTTAATTGCATTAAAAAGATCCTTCACAACAGGATAATCCCAAGACAATAGATTATAATAACTAAATCTAGAAGTTAAACTATCCTTTCCCAATCCAGTATATCCATCACTTTCATTTCTATATTTAAAATGTCCTTCATCTCCTTCTGAATATTTTTCAATTATAAGTTTCTCCTCAAGCAAAACAACTCTAGCAAGTTCTTTTACATCAAGATCAATTTGTTTACATGCAATCACATAATCCCAAAAAGGAGCATATGGTGTCTGAGGTTGTCCTGACTGAAAAGGATGTATTATTACATTATTCATTATCTTAAAGAAATTAATTCGCCTTCATGGTCCATAGAAGCTAATGGATTACCTTCCAAGTATATATCAAAAGCAACTATGACTCTCTCAGAATCTCCCTGATGAACACTTGTATCATGAGGAACCCATGAAGGAAATAAAGTCATTGCTCCAGGTACATTTTCTATTGGATATACCGAATTATTATTGTATGGATGATAGTAGTTAGTCGTAGTATCTTCACATTTAATTTGCAGATGCCCACTAAGATAAGCGTACCCACAATCGTCATGGCAATGTCTCTGAATTTGATCACCTTTAGACATTACATTTGACCAACACCTAATCTTCAAATTATCTGTACTAATCTGATTAGTACCTTTTAAATACTCGTCATGAAATTTGATAATTTCTTGATGGAGTTGTTTACATACTGGAGAATCCCATTTTAATACATTAAAAAAATATGAATCACAACCAGTAGGACCATCAGTAATCAAATATTTTTCACTTTGCCGTTCTAAGATCAATTTACCAAGTTCTTCTACATCAATATCAAGAACTTTTTCAGCAATGATAAAATTCCAATAAGGACAATAAGGTGACTCTGGAGGATTACTCGCAAAATGATGAACTTTAGTACCATTCATAACCAACCCAATGCCTCTGAAACTGATGGAAATTGTTCAGCAAAAATTGCTCTACATTTCTCTGCAATAACCATATGCTCCTTCTGAGTACCATGAGCAGATCTAAGATCTATGTAATGTACCCATGAACGACAAGAACCCGTCATATACAGTTTCGTGGGTGTAGCAAGTGGAAGTACAAATCTAGCACACTCCTTTGCAATACCATTTTCCAACATTTCATTATATAACTCCAATGCCTGTTCAAAATGTTTTCTTATCTTAATCTCATATGTCTGCTGTTTATGTGCATCAACATTATCGATACTATTCTGCCTATTCTCTTTATCTTGATGTCTGAGTTCAGGAATAGCAATATTTTCACTTAAAAGATTAGTATCAGCATAACGCTGAGAAAACTCTTGAAAAGTAAATGATCTATGACGCAAAATCTGAGCTGCAAGACCTCTGGTAGTTTCGATCTCTACCGTCATATATGCTTGCTCAAATACCGACCAATGATTATGCTTAATGCAATATTTTAGAAGACCTGCATAATTTGGATTTTCTTGATTATTAGGATTAGAAACTCTGGCAATATATGCCATTTGCTCTTCAGGCTGCGGAGTTACCTGTATCAGTTTTACTGTCATTCTGTAGTCGCCTCAGTTGTTTTAATTTAAGTGCTGCTTTAGCTTTTTTCCTTGCTCTACGCATATAACGAAGTTCTTCCTCATTATACATCTCAGGGTGCTTCAACGCTGCTTTCACTAATCGAATCGTCTCCTTTAACCTCATAATAGACTTTAAAAAAATTAACTAGACCCGCTGTAATGCGATTCCCTTGGGATACCCAGTCATGAGCACATTCGTAAATTGCTTTAGATTGCTTCGGGTCACTACCGTATTTAGACAAAAGCATTGACAAGACAGATTGCCTTGCTTTGAGCATTTCATCAGAATATCTCCAATCAATCGGGGTATCCATCATCATCATCCCATACTTCATCTGGTGCATCATTATTAGGAGCAGCATATGCTTCAGTGTCAGAATAAATTTCTGACTCCAATTCTTCTACAATCTCCTTAAGAGCCATAGTCAATACTTTCAATTTGCCCTTATTCACTTAAAATCTCTCTAGAACCAGGTGCTTTGAAGTATTTGTTAATTACTTCTATTTGATCATGATATTTAGCAATAGCATCTATCTCATTCTGAATAGTTTGCAATACATCAGGGTGGTCACCAACTCCAACAGGATGTTCTAAAAATATATTAACATTTACCTTATGTCTCTCAATTTCGCCCTGAGCATGTGCTATTAATGCTCTTAGTAATTGCTCTCTCATGTGTAACATATGGAATTTTGCTAGATCTATTATATATGAAAAAAGGCGAGGTGTCCACCCCGCCTTAATGTTAGTCCAAGTAAGATTAATTTATGCTTTTGAACAAGACTTTACCTCCTTGACATATTTCATGCCTCGATAAGTAAGGGGTCTCTGATCTGCAGTGCAGATTTTCTTAGCAGTAGTGTCATATGTGACACCACGATAGGTAACTTGTGCCATTGGATTGCTCCTGAAAGTGAGGTGGATTAGACCCCGTTCCTTCAGTCAACATTTGCGTCCCAGTTACATTGTAGGTTTAATACCTCCACTAGATCCTTTCGATAGATCTTTATGATATATTCTTTTTGAGAAGAAGATACCGTATTGTTAACTCGTACTTTATCTACCATTTCTGATACATCAGCACAAGTGAAAGCAGCAGCTATTAAAATGTCCATGAGATGAACGATCCGTTCCGTGTCGGCTTACTTGCGTCTCTTCCTTTAGAGATGAACGATGTGTTAATAATAACACATATACTCTATATAGTCAAGCAATCCTGTGGCTCAAAAAAAATGCGGAGTTTTTTTACCCGATTATCGGTAATTAAAGTTCGGTTTTCCCTCAGGAATAGAATCTAAAACTTTTTCTCTTGGAAACCATCCAAGCCCACGCAAAGCAGTAGTGTCAGCACATGTAACATCTCTCTCGCCTGGTGTGTGCTCCTTGACTGGTAGATTTGCCTGACCAAATGCTTCTGCTAATTCCTTGACTGTTGTGGTCTCACCCGTTCCAACATCAATATGTCCAGTGTATGTACCAGACATTAGATAACAAATTGCTCTAGCAACATCCTTAACATGAATCCAATCTCTCTTATGATTAGTAATATACTTAGCAGTCTTGTCTTGTAGCATCCTGTATAACATATCAGGTCTGCTATTCTCACCATACACAGTCTGGAACCTCATGCCTACACTGTTAGGTGGTGCTTGCAGTTCATTAACCTTCTTGGTAATACCATAAGGATTCTGCCACCACTCCTCTACTTGTGCTGAACTAGCATAAAGTAACCTAGTATTATATCTCTTACAATAATCAAAGATAGGTTTAGACTTCTCTACATTATTCTCCCAGAATTTCTCTGGGTTATCTACACTCTCTCTAATAGCAGCAAATGCTGCGAGATGTATGATGCAATTGTAAGGTTCATCAAACATACCAATCTCAGACTGAAAATCCCCAACATCGTCAGGGAAATCCATACCATCAACTGAGTATCCATAACCAGATTCATGTCTAAGGTGATTAAAGACATAACTGCCTATGAATCCCTTATGACCAGTAACAAGGATCTTTGTCATTCTTTTTTCTTTCTTTTTTTAGGAGGAGGGTTACCCCACAAATTAGGATTTTTTGTACCCGAAGCCCACCTTATGTCCAACAACCCTTCTTTTAATCTATCCCAATAGAAATCAAAAATGTTTGACTTCTTACCAGCAATTACAATATCATACTGTAACTTATTTTGTTGAGTATACTCTACAACATAAGCACTAGTAGGCAAAGACTTGTCCTTAGATTTCTCTATAGGACAATTTGCCTCTAATATGTTAACACTATACTGATCCCTTGCAATCTTTTTCTCATCTATTGTCCAAGTCTTAGGTGCGTCCTCCCCATTTGATGTCGGGGTAGGCTTCTTGGACAACTGGGAAGCTGCATCTGTATTTTTTTCCAAGTTTTTTATCCTTTACTAAACATAATACTTCAGCCTCGCCTGGTGAGAGAGACTCTAGGAGTTGAATAAACAATACCTCTCTTCGAGTGTTGTTTATATCGTAATTACCCCCTTCAATAAAATTATACAGGGTTCTGTACTCAGATGCAAGCTTGCTCTGAGCTTCAGGTGTTGGAGCAGGGTTAGGTTCATAAGGTACATCACCTTCTGGTAACGCACTCCTAAGACTCTCATCATAATTCCAGATGAGACAATACCTTAATGCTTTAGAGTCATACTCCTGCAGCACTTTAATCTTTGCAAGTTTAGTCTTTGCTTTATGAACAGCGTCTAAGACTTCTGCAACAGTAGGTTTTGGTGGTAATTTAGCCATAATAATTTCAAAAGTTAATCGTCGTCGTCATCCTCATCCTCAGATTTATCAAATCTAAATGCAATCAATGAATCAGGAATAATATTTCCATTCTCATCATACATCTCTGGATGTGTTGGTGGATTTATGTTAGGTCGATCATGATGATAGAACATATACTCTCGGAGTACCCACCCTAACATGACTGATACAATCGCTGTTAAGATAATTAAAAAAGTTCCAAAGACCAAAGACATTGCCAACATTTTCCTGCCTCGATAAGGTTTTCAGTAAACTAAACTTAAACCCTCCATACTAATTGATTTTATTTAGTGCAGTTTAAGCAAAGATATTTTCCTTAAAATACTGAGCAGTCTCAGCAGCACCTCCAATCTTTATCCTTTCATTCTGACCCTTAAGATCAACAACTACTTGTGGAAATGTTTTTGAATCAAATTCTGCTTCAAATTCCTCAACAGTAAAATGCTGACCAACATTATACACGACAAACTGTTGGTTTGTCAATTTCATTAATTCGATGACCTTATGGCATTGCACACATCCATCCATTGCATATACTATGAACATATTTTCCGTAACAAAATTGGCCACCGAAGGCACTTGTAACGGTAGGTCTACTTCTGTAGATCCTGCACATGTTGCACATCCCATTTATAGTTCTGCGAAAATACTATTTAGAGGAAGGTTGGTTCTCCGTCCTGACCTCCATACACAGCTATATTAACATCCCGTAGGTCTTCTACGGCAGGTATGCTGTTGTAAATTGTTACACCAAATCCTGTTGTAGTTCTATCATACACTGTTGCTCTAACGATACCGCCTGGGAAGTTAGTTGTACCTCTACCATCAAACATTACAGCATATTGATTATCATTCATTTCATCTGCAAAGTTCACTTTATAAACACCTTGAGATTGTTGCTCAATAGAACTAACATTATGTGAACGATCTCCTGGAACATAGTCACTGTTACCTACACCTAGGTTAGTGTTCATGTACCATGCAGTAGCACGACCCTCAAACATTTGAGTGTGTGTACATGTCTTCATTCCTGCAAGGTTCTTATACTCTCCAACCTTCAAGAACTTATGGAATTCATTTTTGAATACCTGAATGGAGTTACCCATGCTACCCATAGTAGCACCAACACCCATACCATAATAGAATAACTGTGGTGTCTCTGGAGTAATTTCAATCTCTGTATAAGATCCAGTAACAGTAACATTCT